TTCTGAATGGTTGTTAAAATGTACAGGAGGTAGGTATCGTTATGCTTCGTAAAATAAAACTATACGGAAAGTTAGCAGAATTTGTAGGGCATAAGGAGTTTGAGGTTCAGGTAGATAGTGTTGCTAAAGCAGTTAGCTTTTTAGTACACAACTTTGAAGGGATCGAAAAACACATGAGCCTTCAAAATTATCATGTAAGCGTAGGTGATTATGATATTGATAAAGATGAAATTGATTATCCTGTTGGAGGGCAAGATATACATTTTATACCAGCTATATCAGGAGCAGGATCGGGAGCTAGAAAATTTATTATAGGAGCAGTATTAATTGGAATTGCTATAGGAACAGGCCCAGGAGGTTTTATGGCACTTAAAACTGGTTTAGAATTAGGTACTTTCGGAACTTTCGCATTAAATTTAGGAGCAGCTTTGGTTTTACAAGGTGTTAATGAAATGTTGTTTTCATCGGAAGAACCTACTGATGAAGAAGATCCTAGAATATCTTTTAGTTTTTCTGGGGTTCAAAACACATCAAGAGCAGGAACAAGTCATCCCATAGTTTATGGTGAAATAATCACTGGATCGGTTCTTATTTCAGCAGGAATTGACACTAATCAGGTATCAGCATGACAGATAAAATCATTAGAGGTGCTTTCTTTGGTTTATTTAAACCACCAAAGCCACCAAAACCTTTTAAAGCTTCAGATACTTTAAACAGTAAACAATTTGCAACTTTACAAGATCTTATATCAGAAGGAGAGATTGAAGGTTTTGCTACACCATCTAAGTTAGGGCTTAACAAAGGTAATTCAGTTTATAATAATGCAGCTTTAAAAGATGTTTTCTTAAATAACACTCCTGTATTAAACAAAAATGCTAGTAATCTCAATCCACAACCAGCAGATTTTAATTTTCAAGATGTAGGATTTACACCTCGTTTTGGAACAGCAAACCAAGCTCATATACCAGGTATAGAAGGTAGTGAATCTGTATCTAATGTTGGAGTAAAAGTTACTAACTCTGCTTCTGTTACTCGTCAGATAACAAATACAGCAGTAGATGCAGCAAAAATTGTAGTTACTTTTCCTTCTTTACAAAGATTTAATGACGAAGGAGATATTTATGGTACTTCTGTTAATTTAAAAATTCAAGTGCAGTACAACGGCGGTGGTTTTGCTGATGTTATAGACGACACAGTTACAGGTAGAAGTGCAGATGCTTACCAAAAACAATATAGAGTTTCTTTTACAGGTGCTTTTCCTATTGATATTAGAGTTGTAAGAGTAACTGGTGATAGTTCTTCAAGCCAGCTACAAAACGATTTAATTTTTTCAAC